CCAGTTTTAGCACAGTAACTCTTGACGATATAGAGATACTACCTTTAATGTATGCTGGTAGCGGTACGACTGCTAATAGACCTACTGTTACTACTGTTGGGATGTATTATATAGATACTACTCTCGGGCAGCTTGTTTTTTGGACTGGTTCTGCGTGGACGTTATTTACTTTAGTTTCAGACGCCACACCGCAGTTAGGTGGTAATTTGGATATGAACGGTAAAAATATTCAGACAGTAACACCGACTGAAATGACATACTTACACAGTGTTACTTCTGCTGTTCAGACTCAGTTTAATGCTAAAGCACCATTGGCTAACCCCACATTTACTGGAGAGATTGGAATTGGTACTGTAAATGTTTCAGAAACAGAGTTAGGTATTTTAGAGGGCGCGACTCCTACAACTACTGAGTTTAATTATGTAAAAAATGTAACATCTTCAATACAAACACAATTTACGAATACCGGTATTAAAGCTTGGGTAATTTTTGATGGCACAGGAACATTAGATGTTAAGGATAGTTATAATGTTTCTTCTGTAGATGATAATGGGATTGGAATCTACACTATAAATTTCACAATCCCTTTTAGTAGTATTTATTATGCTTGTTCTGGTATTTGTAGGTACTCAAGTAATACTGCTAATGTTCAAGTTAGAACTGGAGTCGACCCAACAGTATCAGCATTGGCAATTAGTACTACAGATCATAACAACGTTTCTAGGGATTGTGATTTTATAAGTGTTATTTGTATAGGATCTCAATAATGGAATACTCACAATCTGACATAGAACAACTAAACTCTTTTGAGAGATATTTATCTTTTAAAAAGACATGGTTGTATAAACGATTTATACATATGCCGAATTGGATTATATTTCTATGTACTGGTAATCAATATGGAAAATCAGGAGGTACAGCACGTCAATATGTTGACAGAATATTAGGTTATCATCCTATTCCCAAAAAGAACATGATGTATTTCGAATGTGAAGAAAGGGAAAAAGCTGTAGAGCAAGCGTTAGAAAATGATGAAAAATATGAACCTATACATGGATTTTATATTCAAAAATTACAACTTCCTGATGGAACTATTATAGAAGAAGTTGGTCACGAAAAAGGTACATGGAGTATGGGAGATAAACCTAAAGACGATTTATGCCCATATTGCGGTGGGAAGATTATAGTTCATAAAAGAGTAAGTAAGAAACTTAGATTTTGTTCTCAAACATTACCTGGAGAAAAAGAAACTATAGAAGGCTCAGATGGAGAAAGTGCTGATGTTAAAAATGTAGTTTATCCTGAGTTTAAAAAATGGCTACCTTCTTTCTTAATTAGAAAAGATATTACCTTTAGAAGTTATGCAATGATTATTAAAGACCCATACGCAGGACAAGTTTTACTACGAGATGAGATTTATAAAGGGTCTGATGTCATAGTAGATTTTGTTTCTTATTCTCAAACAATACAATCAACAGCAGGACAACAAAGAGTTTCGATATGGATAGATGAAGAATGTCCTAAAGATTTCTGGGATGAACAAACACCAAGACTCGTAGCAGAAGATGGAGATATTATTCTTTCTTTAACTCCTGCAAATAGAATATCATGGTCTTTTGATGATTTATTAGAAAGAGCTTCTATATTTTATAGAACTGAAAAAATTTGTGAAGCCTTAGCAGATGAAGGCGAAGTTTTAAAGATGGGAGAACAAACAGATTTCGATACAGATATAGGTGTTTTACAAGCATCAACCTATGATAATCCAACAATTAATAATTCTACAATAGAAAAAATGCTTGAAACAATAGATGATCCTGATGTTAGAATGACTCGTTTATTCGGATTACATAAACAAGCCTCTGGTCGTGTATTTAAAGATTTCAACTATAAAATTCATGTAATAAAAGAACAGAAATATTTTCCAGAAGGAATGTATAGCGGATATAAATTTGCAAGAATGATTGATTATCATGAAAAAAATCCTTGGGCTTGTACTTGGATTGCATTGAGTCCACATAACGAAGCTTTTGTTTGGCATGAGTTTTCTCCCTCTCCTGAGAAGATGGTAACTTTAGAAGTGTCACATAGGCTTGCTTCAATTTCAGATGATTTTAAATATTCAGTAGACTTAATTGATCCATTAGCAGAAAAAAAGCAATCCAATACAAGCACATCTGTAAGGGAAGATATTAATAGACACTTTAAGGAGTTTATAAAAGACGATATGTATCCTGCTTTTAGAGGAGGTTTTTTTCAAAGTTGGGATACTAAATCAACAATAGGCAGGGATGCTATAAGAAAAAGATTAAAGTGGTCTAAGCAAGTAGGAGTTCCATTTAATAATAAGATTAAAAAAGAAGGTACTGAGAAATATGTACCTACATTATGGATATTAGATAGTTGTAAAGAAATGGCTAAGAGTTTAAAGCAATGGCGTTATGAAGAATATGGAGATAGAAATTCAACCGTTAATAAAGATTCAAATGAGAAAGTAACTCAAAAGTTTTCTCATTATCCAATGTGTTTAGAGGCTATTTTTAAAGATAGGAGATTTTCACCACCACCAAGAGATTTTAACTCATTACATAGAAAAACACCTAAATATATGCAAGGGAGAACAGCATGATTTTATATTCATACTATTGTTTAGAATGTGAACAGGTATTTGAAGCGATGGTTGACATGAAAGATAGAGATAAAGTTAAGTGTCCTAAATGTAAAAAGAAATTAAGAAAACATATAGATAAACCTCATCTCTCAAGCAAAAGGGTAACATATGGCTACTAATAAAGATAATAATAAGCTGAATGAAATATTAGCAGCACAGATATATAACAATGAAGTCCTTATTGCTGAGTCTAATCAAACAGGAAATAATGATGATTATGAATCTTATTTAGGTATACTTGATAACGTAAGAGATGAAAAGAGTTATGAGTGGCAATCTGACATTAGAATACCTGAATTTGTTTCACATTCCTTAGCGCAATCAGCGATAGATGTTGGTCAATATTTTGGTACAAGAGATTTTGTTGAATGTAAAATAAACGATCCATCTGATCAAGCTAAAAACGCAGCAGACGCATCTAAAGAGCTAATTAACAGGACCTTGAACAAAAGGGAGCTATACCATTACCTAAAGTTTGTAAGAGGTAAGAGCATATGTAACCTTGTCGGTAAAGTGTATTTGAAATGTTGGTGGGAACAAGAATTTGTAGAACAGCAAACAGGATGGACTTTAGAACAAAAGGAATTAGATGTTGATATTCAAGGTAATCCAATTACTGAAAATTGGCAAGTGCCTAAAATAGAACAAAGAAGAGTACCAAAAATAGAGCCTGTAGCCGTTGTTGATAGATTTAATTATGACGTATGGGATCAGCGTAATGTGTTTGAAAGCACTGAATATGTTTATTCATTACAGCAGAAAGAATGGATTATATTTAGAGATGAAGCGACGTTAAGTGAATTAGAAGATGAAGCAGAAATGAGTGGTTATTTCGATATTGATAAACTTGAGAAACCACCTGATGTTACAAAAACAAAAGAAGAAAGTTATCAAAAATATAACACTAAAGAAAATCAATCAAAATCACAAACACCTTATGACAGATATGAACGATATGGAAAATATTGGATTATAGAAAAAAATGGAGAAGTAAAACCGGGGATAGATGAGAGTGGAGAAGTTCTTGAAAAAGCTACATATGAAGAAGTAATTTTAACCTTTGTAGCAGGAAACGGTACAAAACAACTTATCGGATTAGAGAAAACGCATTTTATATCTGCAATGGGTCAGCCTTATAAACCTTGCGCTAGAGGTCTTTGTTATGTTCATCCTGCTAATGATGATGGCATGGGTGATGGTCAGAATGTAAGGGAACTTCAAACAGCTACAGATGATACCTTTAATGCTGCTCAGGATAAAACTTTATTATCTACATTTCCTACTTTTAAGGCAGCAGCACAATCAACTAATGAAAATTCTACTATTTATATAGCACCTGGGCATACAATGGAACTCCAAGACGTAAGAGATGTAGAAGAATTTAAGATAGAAAGTAACACCTCAGCAGCATTAAATCAACTTGCATACCTTGAAGATAAAGGCAGACAAGTACAAGCCATGAACGAAACAACAACAGGTGGTGTGCCTTCTATTGCTTCAACTACAGCAACAGCCGTTAGTGCAGCTACCCAAAGTTCTAATACCAGACTTAATTACAAGTCACTTACGTTTGAGAATACAGCATTACTTGAACTATATTGGATGATTCAACAAATGACATATTCTTTTGCTACAGATAAAACAGGTATTGAATTAATGGGTGAAGATAAACTTAGAAATTTTGATCCACGATTAGAATATTATTTTTCTCCATTATCTCAGTCAATAGAAACAGAAGTTTCAAAAGCTGTTAAGAGAAAAGAATGGATGCAACTCGTACAAACTTATGCACAGATACAACACCCTGATACAGTTAAGGTTTTTAATTTTGCAACAAAAGAAATTATTAAATTAATGGGTGACGAATATGAAAATGCTAACTTTCTTGATGAGAGTGTTCCTGCCCAAACAGGTGGTCAGCAAGGCTCGGTCGAAGACGATCCAGTAAGTAATCAACAAGGTATAGCACAATCACAAGAGGAGATATACGCTCGTGGATAAAACAGTAATGAGCAAGATAATTAGAGCAAAGAATGGTGTAAGAAATGCGGAGGTTTTTCTTGAGGTCTTAGCAAGAGACAGTCAATTTAAAAACGCAATAGAAACACCAATTGGAGTAGAGGTTCTTTCTGATTTAGTATTAATGATAAAAGATAATATGTCATTAATATTAGCAGGTACAGATAGCCTTGAAGTTCGTGCTGAAATTAAAGTTTGTCAAAATATTTTAACAAAATGGTCAACAAGGATTAACTCAGCAGAGCAAAAACATTTAGAATTTAGTAATATAACCGAAGGAGAATAACATGGAAAACGAGACCGCTTTGAACAAAGCAGCAGAAGAAGTCGTTGACGAAGAAGTCGTTGATGAACCTGTAGTGGAAGAAGCCGTCACCGAAGAAGTTGAAAAAGAAGTTGTAGAGGGTGATGAGGAAGTAGTAGAAGAAGAGGTAGATGATGGATTAGACAATGAGGGATTACCAACAGATCATAAAGAAAGGTCAAATTTAGGTAGAAAAGTATCTGCTCTGTTAGATAAGTCTGACAAAACAGATGAGATACTTCAAAGAACGTGGGACGTAATAGAAAGAATTGCACCACAGAAAGAAACTATACCTGATTATACACTTGATGAACCAATTACCAAAGGGGAATTAGCAGAGATTGAAGCAAAAAAGGTAGAGAAAAAAGCTTTATATCAAAATGATTTCAAAAAGTCTTTTCATGAATTATCTAAAGAAGCTGGTTTATCAAAAGAAGAAAAAAAAGATGTTGGGGTAATACTTTTAAAAGATTATTCTATTATCGAATCTAAAAACGGAACATTAGATGGTGCAAGAGCATTTCAAAGAGCATTAAAAGATTATACATCTAAGAAAACACCACTACAACATAACAAAGTAGGAAAAGTTATTACAAAACAGAAAACAACAACAAAACAAAAGCCTCTTGAAAAACTCGATGCTCAAAGCCAAAGTTATTATAACTATATGGTTAAAATTCGTGGCAAGGAAGAGGCTGATAAAGTTAGAGGAAAAGCGTTATAATGAAAGTCACTAAATCAACAAGAATAAGATTACCTAAACAAGCTCGCTCTATTCCTTATAAGGCAAGAGGAGATGAAAGGTTATTTAAATGTTGGAATTGTGGATTTATTTGTAACGAAGATAGAGATGATTCATCTGGTTTGTTGGCTGGAGACAACCATACGGTTGAGGCTCTCCCTGCATACGGTGGAAGCGGAAGCAGTTTAGATAGCATGATTATATCTACGGAAGTAGGGAATGAGTGCGTATTAATGGAACTTGACG